TAAACACAGCTACAGGCTATCCTAAATTTAAGAATATGTCTATACCTCCAGGATTGGCTCAGCAAAACCCGACAGGATATACTGACGGACAATGTGCATTTATGAGGCCCCATCCAGCTTCTATGCTTTCCCAGTTTTTCCGCATCGCGAAATGTGATGTTAGTTTTAGCATTAAGATGACAACTCGATCAGGTCAAGGTAACTATATACTTGAAGTATATTATAACCCTGATTTGTTACAGGAAGGAGGGCCAAATTTTGAGACCCCACATCAAGTACCAGGCCAAGCATTTAGTTCTGGTATAACTTCCTGTGCTATTGCCAGAGTTGTTATCGGCAATGATAAGTGGACTAACGTCACGATTCCCGCCACATCAATGATAGGTTCGGTTAAAACTCCAACCAGTCCAAGTGACTATAGCAATATAGTATATAACCCATGGGTAATGCGTATCAGCCCACAGGTCAGGTTTGGCAATGAAGCCGGGCATTGTGTTCCTGCTCCACAGCCAACTTATGAATTTGGTGATTGGAATGGTAAAGTCTTGCTAGATCTAGACCTGATTACAATGGAAATATACATGAGACTGGGGGAAAATTCTACATTCAGTATACCAGTAGGATTACCACAGATTTGGGAGACTCCTTTCATGCAGCAAGGGAAATACACTTCTGGGGCTGCTATAGTTTCAGTGCCAAGTAAGTTTAGAATCTTGCCTGAAACTGGAAATGCGCCAAACTTTTCAGCCGCCATTACCCAAGAAGAAATAGTGGATTATAGGTCTAAGTATACCGTCGATCCTGTTTCTTTAGATGGATCTGATCAAGGCTACTGGGATTCTTTAAAACTGAGATCTTTCTTAGTAGATTATGAAGCTGTTCCACGCAGCGTTCTAGGAATGTGGTTAGGACTCAACATCAATCCAACTGATATATTGGTTGGTGATGGGTCTATCATGATTATTGAAGAGAGAGATCCAGTATTGAAAGTTCCAGAAAATGTTCCTGTTGAAGTAACAGGGTTTTCTGGGGCTGGTGCCACAAGCTATGGGTTTACCGTTAATGTGTTCGATCATGAGTCTTTGGTGTATTCTGCACCAGGAACTAACAATCTCTACGCTCCTCGTTTGACTCTTAACGGGTTAGCATACAAGTATCCATTATATGTCGCAACGTTACCAGCACCCTACAGAACCTATAAGATGATCCCTACTGGAGCTATGTCAAACAACAGCCATACACTTCCGCTAGAAGGTAAGGCATGGG